CATTAGCACTTGCATAAGTAAGATTTCCATCTCCTCCTGCATCTGTTACACTTATATTTGTAATTTGATCTGATGTAATGCTTATAGGTTGATTAGCCGCCGCTGTTAATTGTCCTTGTGCATTTACAGTAAAATTGCTTACTGTAGAAGCATTTGATCCATAACTGGCCGCACTAACACCTGAATTATCAATGGATACTGTATAGTTTGTGCCATCTTGTGATGCGGCACTGGTAATATCCATTCCTGTACCTGCTACTAAAGTTCTTGCATATGGTCCAGTTGTATCTGTGCCTAACTCAACTGCATTTGCAGATATTGTAACATTTAAAGATGGTGCAGAAGTGTTTGCATTTAATCCTAATGATGCACTTCCTGATACATCACCTGTAAGTGTTAGTGTTCTATCTGCTACTAAACTGTTTGCCTGGTCGGCTATACCACTTACATTACCTGTTACACTACCTGTAAAGTTTGTTGCACTAATATCTTTATTAAAACTTACAACATTTGAACTGTCAAGAAAAGACATTTCAGCAAGATTACTGTTACTGTTTAATTTTAATTTTGCTGTAACATTTTGACCGTCTGAATTTATAACTAATTCATCTGATTGTAGATTATTAACCTTTACTGTATCCTCTTGCTGGACAACCTCGCCTTCAATGGTAAGTTTACCCTGGATAACCAGTTCTTGATCTGCATTAATGTAAGTCTTTTTTGTTGCCATCTAGAATATCCTATATTATAGAACTATTTATCAGATTTTGTGTTTTTGAAAACCAAGTCAAAAAAAGAGGCTCCTAAGAGCCTCTTTAATTCTTCCTGAAACGTTTCGGTTTACTGGAATGCAACGTTGGCGAGTGTTACCGCATCAACGTAGTCTGCCGCATTACCAAGAGATGAAGCAGTATTTGTAAGTTCTTTATAACCATATCTGGTCATGAAACTTACTACTGGTTCAAAACTTGCTGGGTCCATTACTGGGCCTGTGCTCATTAATGGAATGTAAGGGCAATAGAATGCTGGAGCATCAGTTTCGCTTGATCCTTTGTAACCAACAAGAACTTTTGTTCCGTCAGCCGCATAGTTATCAGCAAATACTCTGATTGTTCCGTTCAATGTACCAACAAACTTAGTGTTTACTGGTGCTTCAAATGAACCTTCAGTTGTTCTAGCAAATGTAGAAGTTGACGCACTTTGTAGGATTGTCAATGCTTCTGGAGATACAACGATGTAGTTACCAGCACCACGTCTTGTTCTAGCCGCGATTCTGTTAGCACTTCTGTTAATCTCAATAGCCAATGCCGCATGTCTATCACCGACATAAATGCTTGTACCACTTAAAGAACCAAAGTCTAAAGTTGTACCTGCACCTGCTAGAGTTCTTAGTGACCCGATAATTTCTTGGTCGATCTCAACTACGATCTCTTGTGCTAATGCCTGCATGATTTCTGCTTCGACGTCAACGCCGTGCATCGCTTCTGCATCTTGAGCCGCCTCAAAAGTCCATCTTGCTGATAACCTTCTGGTTTTCGCTTCAACGGTTTCTTTTAAGATTTGAATGCTCATTTTTCTACCAGGATTACCTTCAGCCGCCGCTGTGGCGTCTGGAGAACCTGCGTATGAACTAGCAAGTTTAAAAGGACTTAATGCCTCGTCACCTGCTGTTGCTCCACCACCAGTTTCCGCATAACGTACTCTTAGTGTATGGATTTGTCCTACTGGACCACTCATTGGTTGTACACCAACAAGTTCGTTAGCGATAACAGAAGGCATAACCCTTCTAATTAACGGTAACATTACTTTGTTTAATGTCGCTACTGAACCTGCACCTGTGGCACCTGCTGTTGCGGCCTCTGACAAATGTCTCTTTGTATTTTCGAGGACCACATCTAATGAAGATTTTCTGTTTCCATCTAAACCTTCAAGCAAGGCTTCCTTAGTTGCGGACCAGTTGCTTTCAAATAAATCTGCCATTTCTAACTCCTATTTTATTTTGAAAGTCCGGCTAATTTACGGATTACGTCGATTTCAACTACGTCTTCCGCTTTGTCATCGGCTTCTGCTGTAACAACAGCCGCCTTATTACCAGTGTGTTCACTAGTAACTGATTCTGACAATGTCTGCTTTTCTCTTGGTGCTTCGTTATCAAGAACAGAAGGCAAGTACTTATTGAACTGCTCTTCTAATCTATCTGTCTTAACACTTTCAAGTAAATCAGACATAATTTCTTTCTTCTCTTTGCCTAACGGCGCCATAAGTTCGTTGAGTTTCTCTTTTCTTTCGAATCGATCTTCTGCAACTCTTAATTTAGATTCTACAAGTTTCCCTGCTTCCTCTTTTTCAGCAATCTTTTCGTTTGCTTCATTAAGTTTGGCTTCCATTTCGGCGATTTGTTTTTGTACTTTCTTGATTTCTTTTGCTTCGTTTAGGTAACTAGTACCATATTCGTTTGCAAATGCTTCAAAAATTCTTCGACCGAAGTCATTTTCACGAGCCTTAGTAATATCGTCTTTAAATGATCTAACTTCATTTGTAATAACTTTGTTGACAACGTTTTCAACTTTGTCAGCCGCTTTACTAATGAAATCTTTCTTCGCTTCAGCAAGTTGTTTTTTGCCTTCACGAACCATTTTGACTTTTTGCTCCACAAGACCTTTTTTGTCTTCGTGGAATTCTGATAGTTCTCCAGCAAGTTGCTCTGCAACAAAATTATCTAATTTCGTTACATGATCACTTACTTTGGCTCTATCTGCTCTAAGTTCTTTAACTTCTTTTGCAACCATTTCAGTTACAAATTTGTCAAGCACTTTGGCATGCTCACTAATGGCTTTGTGATATTTGACACGATCTGTTGCTAGAACGTTTTTCTCTTCTGCAATCTCTTTGATCTCTGCCTCAACTTTTTCTGAGATAAATTTATCCATTGCTTCAACAATCTGACTTTTGTCATGACTGTATCTTTGGGCAAACTCTTCTCTAAGTTCAGCAGTAATCTCGTCTCTTGCTTCAGAAACTTTATTGTTCCATGCTTCTTGAAGAGCGTCTTTAACTTCAGAAGTTAATTCTGCATTCTCAAGTAGATCTTTAAAATTCACTGCCATCGTAGTCTCCTACTTAATTTTAAGTTCATTGATGAAGCCAGTGATAGCCTTCATCAAGTGGTTTTCTGCACTTTTATCGTGTGTTAATGCAGATGCGGTGTCAAATAATTGTGCACCGCCTCGCATATTAAATAAACTTTCATAGATCGTTTTAGGGTAGGCATCTGGTGCACTTGGTTGTGCCACAATGTCTACTGTTACTATATCAAAATCGGATACACGTCCACTTTCGTTGACATTACCACTTCCCCGACTTGATACACCAAGTTTTGCTCCTGCCTTCAATAATGCTCTTGCAATATTTCCCATTGGTGTTTCTATGATTTTCAACTTTCCTAAACCATTGCTGTCTTCACAGTATAAGTCTGTAATAATATGACTTACTCGGTCTAGATTAATTTGTAGTTCTTCTGGATGGTCTAATTCGCCCATCACAGTTTCGCCTTTGGATAGTCTTTCTTTAACACTTTCACATGCTTTTTTAATTTCATCTTTGGGATATACTCTACCGTTTTGGTTTTTTACATCTCCTTGTATGAAAAGTCCAGCCATAAACAGGTCCTTGCCGTCACTGGATTCCATTATCTGGACTCCAGATTGCTCAGGACTCATGTATTCATATAGTTTATTGGCCATTTGCTATCCTCTAAGTACCTAAATTATACTTTTTTAGGTTCTATTTTAAGATTGTCTGAACCGCCGCTGTCGGAAGGCTTGTTGTCGCCCATATCTCCTTCGCCGCCGTCATTAATCTTAATAGGTGATCCTGCATCTTCTACTTTTGATCCGCCACTTGGAAGTGGTGCATCATTGTTGTCCATGCCTGGATCTTTTGGATCTGCTACTTTGTCTTGTAACTTAGTTGCTTCTTCAACAACTTCGTCTGACTCTTCAGCAACTTCTTCGTCTAGATCGTACTCAACACTTTCTAGGTCAAGTTCGTCTTCCATGTCTCCAGCATCCATATCCATTTCGGCTTTTTCACCGTCTTCCATGCCTTCGTCATCGTTGTCTGCAAGTAGTTTTTCAAATTCTGCTTTAAGATCTTCAAGTTCGTCTTCAAGTTCGTCAACTTTGTCCTCTAGGTCGCCGTCTTCTTCCTCATTTTCGTCCTTGTCTTCTTCGCCAATTTCGTCTGCTTCGATTTCTTCCTCATCAGCAAGAATGTCGTCTTCTAGATCATTACTTTGATCAACAACTTCATCTACTTCTGATTCTTCAACAGCCTCTTCCTCAGATTCCTCTGATTCCTCAACTGCTTCTTCTTCTGATTCTGTGGATTCTTCAACTTCTGCATCTTCTTCAGCAACGTCTTCGTCTAGAACTTTTTCATATTCTGCTCTTGCTTTTGCAACAACATACTCATGAAGTAGTTCTTCCGCTTTTTCGTTTTCTTCTGCAAGGAGAAGTTCAAGAATTTCTTCTAATTTACTTCTTGATTCTGACATTGTGGTCTCCTTAAATGTTCAAATACCACTCATGACACGAGTGTCACTAATGGTCTGTTTAATACTTATATAAAAAAGTGTTTTTATGTGCGAAAGGGTGTGAAATTGAGTGATTCTGAGTGATTTCTGTATATTATGTAAAAATCCTATTAATATTTATATTATAAAAATAAAATTTAAATACTGTTTTATATAATGCCACCAGCACCTGCGTCAGCACTTGGATTAGCATACATCACTTTCTGGAACTTGCCATGCTCTATTTCTTCGGCTCTTTTTATTTCTCTTGCTTTACGCAATTTACTTAAAGTTTCCAAAGTCATTTTAGGCTTCCTGCTGTCTTCTTTATTTCTTCGCTGAAATTCGTCAAACTCAGGATTGTAAAATTCTATAAGTCTCATTATAATGGCTCTCCAGCATCTAAATCAGTACCGCCTTCTGGTGGTATATCAGTATTTATCTCTGGTGTATCAGGTTCAGGAACTACATCTTGTGGTAACTCTGTGTTTGGATCTACATTTACATCAGGTTCTGGTCTTACCCCAATATTTCTGAGGTCCATATTTTTATCACCGTCTGCAAATTTTTCGTATCCGTTTTCTTTACGCCATAATGCTTCGTTGTCTTTCATTTCATCTTCAGTAAGTCCAAGATATTTTTTCATTTTAAACTGATTACTTAGGAACTGTGTAGGAGCAAGTGTATTAAATAGGTTTGCTCTTTCCTGATCTAATTGTAGTTCTCTGTAACTACTGAAATTCATTGGTTTGTTAAATGTAATATAAAAGTCGCCGTT